GTATAAGAGACAGCATTAAGCGCATGCGCGACGACCGTGCCCGTAGCCGTTTCGTGCCCGCCGCCCCCGCCGGTTCCCGAAGTGTTGACCTTGCCTGCTTCGACCGGGCCGACCTTGAGCGAACGTTACAACAGTTTGACGAAGCAGTTACGGGACTCATTGCAGAAGGCGACGCGGACGCCGTAGGGCTCAACGTGGCACGCTCTTGGGCGTCCGGCATTCGCTCCGGTACGTCCCTTGGAAGTCCGGCCAGTATCCGGCCTTGACCATATCGCAATAATGCGCCTGTTCGGCTTGCTGGTCTTCGTAATCCATATGACCAGCAAGCCCAAGCAACAACACCAGCGCCGTCGCAATGGCGGCAATTCGGTAACGACTCATAGTTCTACCCTATCCAAAAATAAACGGTAAGCCGCACGCATGCCGGAGAGTCCACCGGCGTTCGCCTGGTAGGTCTTGACCATTTCGACGGCCACTTCGTCCGGGAGCATGACCGGCAACCCCTTTGCCTTGGGCTTTAGGGGGGCCGTTTCCGCTTCAAACTTGGCGACCTTGGCCGCGGCCCGCTTGATGTTCTTGCGGCACTCCGGCGGCTCCGGGTCGTTCGTGTCCCAAGTGAGCCCGCACGGGGCGCAAATCATCTGGTCGCCGTACTGGCGGGCCTGGCAATCGTGGCGCTTCATGGCTGGTCGTCCCGCGGGTTGATTCGGAAAAGCTGGGCGACGCCGATGCCGACCAGCAACCAAAGGGCAACGGCGCCGGCAATCATTTCTTTTGCTCCTTCTTCCATTCCTTGTACCAAGGGGCCACGTAGATTGCGGAGCGGGTCAAGCCAACCTTTTGCGCGGCGGCGTAGGGCGTTACGCCCTGTTCCGTCACCATCTTGCGGGCCTTGACCATTGCGGCGGATTCGCGGGCGGCCATTATTCAGCCCCCAACAGTTCGACAAGGCCCTGCAGCGTGTGGCCGGCTTTGCGGATATCCAGCATGCCCCCCTTGTCTTGCTCCCGGGCCAAGTACGCAATGGCCGTGCCCTTCATGTACCCGCGGAATTCTTCGGGCGTGAGCCAGTGGCGCAAGACTTCCCACGGCTGATAGGCGCCAAGCTTCTTGTAATGGTCCCCGCCGACCTGGGTATCCAGCGCCGACAAATGTTCGTCCACCGTGCGGAGCGGTTCGCCGTCGACTTCAAACATCGACGCGACTTCGGCGGTCTTGATAGTCCCCCGGCCGCTGGCCCCTTGGTAACTGGTTTCCTCCGCATTGGACCCGCTGACCACAAACACGGCGCCGGATTCCCGGTCGGTAAGTTTCGTTCCGGTCTTGTAAATCACTTGTTGCACTCCTTTGTAATGTATTCCTGGGCCGCCCAATCGACTTGCCATTCCTCAAAAGGAACCATGTCGGCATTTTTCAGGCGGGTAATAATGTAAATCAAGGCGTTTGCGGCATGCTCCCGGTTTGCTGGGAACGGTTGCCGCTTCATTCGATATTCAAAGGCAGCCCGATACGCCGGCAAAGGCGGATTGGCGGGGTCGAGCGTCACAAGCCTATAAGTCTCATGGGCCACGCGGACCCCTTGCAAACAGGAATTGTCGGACGCCTGGGCGTTGCTACATGCCACAAGGGCGGCCAGTATCAAGAGAATTACGCGCATGGTGTGGGCTCATAATTGTCCAAAAAAGCACGGTCGCGCAACGGCATCACAGCACACCGCGGATACGTGTCGTTCTCACGGTGCATGAGTCCGCATGGGGAGTTCTGCATCTTGAAGAATGCTTTGCTCAAACCCGTGGCAATCCGCATGGCAGTTTGGCATCGCGCCAGCAGTTCAGCGTCATATTGATTTACGGCGGCATCAAATTGACTGTCGCGGGTCGGCAGCACCCGGTCGCAGTCTGGAAATCTACCGTCGATCGGTTTGAAAATTTGCCCGGCGCATTCGTATCGACCGTCCGGCGCGATGGTAATTTCAACAGTCTGCAATTTGCTTTTGGCGATCAGCTTGGCGGTATCCAAAGGGATGATGAAGTCGGCCGGGGCGAATGCTGATTTTTCAGGCATCAAGTCGTCAAATGCCAAAGACCCGTCGGTAGCGCGGACATGAACGGCGCCGTCATCTCGCACTAGAATTTGCACGCCGACCAAGTAATAACGTACATCCTTTGTCGATGCCATTCCGCAAGCAGCTTTGATAGATTGAGTTTTTACGGTAATCACTTTTAAATCTCCGGTTGGTTGGTATAGGTGTACTGTAGCTAAATAATTTATCTATGTCAACTGATAATATCCAACGTCCCGCAACATCGCTTCGGCCTTGCCGACGTACCAAGCGTAGTCGATATCGTCCGGGAATTCGTCCGGTAGCGTCATGCACGGCCGGGCACCATAGGAAAGGCTTACCGTGTTGCCGTTACTGGCGTAGACGATGGGGCCAGGCGCTTGCGTGCTGTAGTACCAGCGCACCACCTTTCCCAAGTATTCCGGCGTTTGGGGCTGGAAGCACGCGGCGTATGCTGTGGCCGCTGGTGCCAGCATGTCCCCGCGGCGCCACTTGCGGCCCTCCTTGGTCCATCCGTTGGCCTGCAACGTGCCGACCATATCCATGACCCTGGCACCCTTGCGCGGCCCTTCGCCCCACATTTTGACGCCGCCCCCGTTGACCTTCTGGATGGTAACGAACTTGCGAATATCACGGCACGCGGCAATGGTGTATTCCACGGGCACACCCTTTGCCAAGAATTCCGCCACGGCGTCCGCGCAAATCTCGACGTCGGGGTTTTTCTTTTCAGCCAAACCGGCTTTGGCATATTCCCCTTTGCGCTTCACGTCGTCCGGGGTCTTGATTGCAAAATAGTTGTTCACGTCCCGGGCATAGAGGGCGACGTAATCGTCCGTTTCCATTTCCAAGCCCGTGCGGCGTTGCCATTCAGCAATAAGGTATTCACTGACCTGCAGCTTATCCCGCGGGCAGTCAATGACTATGCCGTCGGTATTGGCCGAAATAACCGGGATTCCGTAAAGTTCGTGCCATTCAATCAGCATCAAAAGGGACAATTGCCCGGTTACTGTTGTTTGAATCAACATGGTCGGCGCAAAAAGAACGCTGTACGGGCTCCCGGTCTTTCCAAAAGTCCCGTTAATCATAATCTTGCCACCTTCGTTGCCGACCCTGGCTTCGGCATATTCATGGCTCTTTGTGTCGCCGGCCTTCTTTAATTTCCCTTGCAAGGCTTTGGCGGCTAGGCGTTCATCCTTAATGGATTCGTACTCTTTGAGGAAGGTCGGCCCAAGGGCGGGCGGCCACTCGCCGGAATTCAAAATTAGATTTGGGTAATAGCTGGCGACGTCCGGCATCCGTATTTGGTTGTTCGGACCACTCACGGCGACTAGTTTTTTCTCCTGGCTGTGCAAGCCCCCAATGCCCATTTTATAGGTCGAACGGTTGACGGTAATTTCCAGCCCTTCAAGCTGTGGCGGCATTTCCACGGCGCCGGACGGCCCTAGCCTAAAGACGGATTCGCGGACCAGTTCCAAGGCCCTTTGCAGTTGCGGGAGCGTGTAGGAAATGAACGGCGGCACCTTGTACCGAAACGCTAAATTCCAATCAATTTCCGGCTTGTAAATGCGTTGCCCAAGGGCCTGTTCACAACGGCGCTTAAGTACAGCCTCCGCGACTTGGGCATCGGACTTGCTCCGGAGGTCCAAGCCGTAGCGATTGCCCAAGGCTTCCCGCTGTTCAATCATCGGCTGCAGGGCGTCAAAGAGGGCTTCCAGCACGGCAAGGTCGTTTTCGCAATACGTGTCGACTTCCACAATCTCCGCTTCCGTGACGTAGTGGCCCGGGTCATAGGGGAGGTCGCGCATTGTCTTACAGTGAATCCGGCCGGCGTACTGCTTTTGGGAACCGGCGCCCGGGGCGACTTCCATGACGTCGATATGGTCCGCGGGGCGCCACTCCGGCAAGCCAAGTTCCCAAGGCTTCACCTTTTCAACGATGATGCGGTCGTTAAGCCATTTCAATTGCTCCGCGGTGTAGCCGGACAGCGCCGCGGTAATCATGGGGACGTCGTAATAGTTGCCGTTGAAACTGACGGAGCAATAGGCGTCGAACAATAGCCGAATGCGGGCCGCGGTTTGCAAGTCAAACGCTTGGCCGGCACGAAGCCGGAAGCCATACGCTTGGCCGCCCTTGGGTCGAAACTTGAGCAACCAATAGTTGGGGAAGCATTCCGTATCGTAGAAGGCCACGGGGCGGGATGCTGTGGCCGGAGGGGGCGGCGGGGCAACTAGCATGACAAAGCCTTATGAATGCGAGATTCGGCAATTTTTAAATAGTCTTCTGAAATTTCGCAACCGATAAAATTTCTATTTTCAATAAGCGCCATTTTTCCTGTCGTCCCGCTTCCGGTAAATGGATCGAATATTAAGTCGCCTGGATTTGACCACGAAATGATATGGTCGCGGGCTAGACCTTCGGGGAAGATTGCTGGGTGCTTGAAGGCTTCCCTGTCCTTTGTGGACTGGTTCATCCCGGTCCCGTAGCGCCAGACGTTCGGTCGGTCTTGGAACTGCTTGTGCTGCACGTCTTTGGCTTCTCGCAGCTTCCCGCTTGCTGACCGGCCCCCAGTTATCGACTTCGATTCCGTTTTCTTTGACTCGACATCAGCAATCGGGTTGTACGTCGACGGGCGCCCCTTGCTCAACACAAACATGAACTCGAACGCTTGCTTGTAGCGTCCGTTCCTCGGGTCATACGCAAAAACGTGGTTCTTCTGGTAGATCATCGTGTCATGCAGATTGAACCCACACTCATCCTTGAAGAACAAGGCCTGACGGAACGATGTGCCCGTCTCGCTTCCATTAATCACACTATCGCCGACAACCCATACCACCACGCCGCCCGGCTTCGTGATGCGGAACAACTCCAGTGCGATGCTCTCAAAGTTGAATGAATAACCGTTATATGTTCTCAAGTTGTCATATGGCGGGCTAGTTACGGTCAAATCGACACTTTCATCGCCGAACGATTTCATAATTTCGACGCAATCGCCAAGCAACACGTCGCCAACGCAACCGGAATTTGTAATTATCATTTGTCGCTCAAAGGAGCCCGGCCCCGAAGGGCCAGGCGGTTGCGATTAGGCCAGCATCAGCCCGTTTTGCACCAGCATTGCGTCGTTCCATCCCTGTTGAATATAGGATTCATAGGGGATGCCTTGCGCCGCGGCCGTCATTTGACGCACGGGGGCGACCGGAGCGGGCGGGGGCGCCATCGGTGCCGGAGCGGCGGCCGGCGGCGGAACCTGCACAAAGCCCGGGTTAGGAGTAACCGGGATGGGCGCAGGCGCACCCGGGGCAGGGGCGTAAGGCATCGGCACAGAACCAGCGGGCGCCAAAGGGGCGGGAGCCACGCCGGCACACTGCCCAGACCGACCGCGGACAGCGCCCCGGTCACGTCGTCGAAATTACCGGCCGGCGCGATGGCGTCGACGATTGGCGCGTCCTGCGGCCAGCCGGTGTCGCCGTCGTAGATGCCGACGTCGGGCCAGATGGCGCGGCCGATGCTTGTTTTTCCGGACCCGGGCGGGCCGACCACAACGCCGATCTTCCAGTCTGCGGC